TTTTCACAGAACAACAGGCCTGCCAGTTGACGATCTGATCGGAGAAGCATCCCTCGCTTATGCGATAAACCTGCAGGACTATGACCCGGACCGGGCTAAACTCTCCACCTTCATGTATACCAGAATTCGCTGTCATCTGATCGATTATTGCAAAGCCCAGATCCAGTACAAGCATGATAACCTGCTGGATGATCTGGAAAATAACCGATCAGAAGCCGATACAACCACCGCTTCCCAGGAAGATCGGACCCTGTTTAAATCAGCCTTGAAAGACGGGTCTGAGGAGGTCAAGTACCTGGCCTGGATGATCTTTCAATCCCCTGGCGAGTTTCTGGGATACGGTGGGCGTGGGAAAGTCAAGGATAAGCTCCGGGAACACGGCTGGACCTGGAGTCAGATCTGGCGGACGTTTGGTGAGGTCAAGAATTTACTGAAAGAAACAGCCTGAAATCAGTATAATAGGATAAAGGAGGGACAATGATCAGAACCAAGATTAAACCCAAAACACCCAAACTACCCAGCGGCCTGATGGGAGGGCATATGCCAAACCCGCCAGATGACTGCATAGCTCCCAGAATCGATCTTCATCCAGTTGATGGAAAACGATACGTGAATACAACCTTTTGCCGGACCTGTAAAAATGAAAATTTCTGCACCCGGCGGAAGGAATTTGTTCAGGAATGGAAAGCATACCGAGCGTGGTTGAAAAATGAACATCCAACCAGTCCTTGACCAACTCCACATCCCTTATCAGACTGAAGGACACAAGCACTGCCGGCCCGGGTGGGCGAATACAGCCTGCTGTTATTGCAGTGGGAATCCGGGATTACATCTCGGCATTTCCCTGGATGGAAGAACAGCCCGGTGCTGGCGGTGTGGCAAACATCCAATCTACAAGACCCTTGCCAAATTAAGCAATACCCCGGAATCCCAGGTCAGGGCGATTGCCCGTAAGTATATCGGCATGAAGCCAGCTGCCCCAGCAACCAAGGTATCCATCCGGAGAAAAGCCTTTAAATACCCCTCCGGGGCCGGGGACTTATTACCCCAGCATAAAACATATCTTACATCGCGAAATTTCCCAGTAAATTCTTTGATCCAGACCTGGGGGATAATAGGTACAGGGCCTCTGGCTAAACTTGGAGAAATCGACTATAAATGGCGGATTCTGGCCCCTATTATCTGGGAAGGGAAAGTAGTCTCGTTTCAGGGTCGGGCAATCTCGGATAAAGTAGAGCCGAAATACAAGGCTTGTCCCCTGGATCGGGAATTGATTTGTCACCAGCATATAGTGTACTGCCATCCGGAATGCGATTGGTCGAAGCCGGTTGTAGTGGTTGAAGGGATTACGGATGTCTGGAGGTTGGGGAAACAGGCTGTCTGTGTATTCGGAATCGAGTATCTGTCCCAGCAGGTCCGAGCCATCTGTAAGATGAAAAGGAAAGGAGGTGATCGCAGATTGATTGTCCTGTTCGATGATGATCCGCAGGCGATTATCAAAGGCCGGGAACTGGTAGCGGATCTGAACTTCCGGGGAATGGAAGCCAGACAAGAAATAATTGTAGGTGATCCTGGGGCAATGGGCCAGCAGGAAGCCGATGAAATGATGAACGAATTTATGGAGGAATGAGAGATGGAGACTGAATTTCATTTAATGGGAATCTTTTGGGTGATCTTTTTTATCGCCTTGTATTTTCTACCCTGGATGGAGGCTATGCGAAGATGGCATTCAAAAACAACCGCAATCGGGGTATTGAACGTCCTGCTGGGTTGGACCTTCATTGGATGGGTGATAGCATTAGTATGGGCTTGTACTGAAAACAAGGAGAAAGCATAATGCCGGAAACAATCAAAGACATCCTGATGCGCCGGGATGGGATGACAGAAGGGGAGGCCTTGGACCTGATCCAGCAGGCAAAACTGGATCTGGAAGAAGGGATGTCGAACGGGGAACCGGACTATGATATCTGTGAGAAATGGTTTGGTTTGGAACCGGATTACATCGACGAGTTGCTGGATATGGGGATATAATAGATTAGTGCTTACTAATTTATTTAGCCCTTTATTTTTCCAGGAGAATAATATATTATTAAGAATCCAGGAGTGCGGTCTGGCCGGGCCGTTAAAAAGAGGGGGATGCCATCACATCCCCCAAACTCCTTCCTTTTAACCATGATGGTGGTTTCTTTAAGTTGTGCCTTAGAAGCTACCTCCAAGCAATTTGTGAGGTGTTTTATGAAACAAGATTCAAAAATTAAATTGTACGAAGATCGAGAATCACTTTTTATGGATTCTTTCAACCGCGGAGGTCTTTCCAACCGCGTTTTACACCATCCCGCCTTATCACTTAAAGCAAAAGCACTGTTCCTACTAATCGAAGCCAATAAAGAACTATTCAATGACCTGAAGAAGAACAAAAAAGAATTCCTGCTCGACCATACCAAGGAAGGTTGGGACGCCGTTTCTTCAGGAATAAATGAATTAATCGAAGCAGGGTTGTTGGTAAAAGAAACCCATCGCAACCCAGGGCCAGGGAGGAAGTATATAATCGGAGCGTCCTGGAATCTTACAGTGGGGAACTTGGAACAGCTTCTCACCGAAGAAGATAATGAATGGAATAGTGAATGTCAAGAATACCTTGCTGAACTGGGAATTACGAACAACTCAAATCGGGAGGGGATATAATGGAAAGAACGACGCCTGCTGGAAACCGGCTCCCTGATATTATCGTCCACAACACCCCTGATAATTTCACAAAAATACCTAATGACACAATCCGTAATCCAGAGATGTCCTGGAAAGCTAAAGGAATCTTAACGTTAATACTCAGCAATAAACAAGGCTGGTTTTCATTCAAAGAAACCATAAAAAAGTATGGGACAGATGGTATATTGTCTATCGAATCTGGATTGAGGGAATTGGAGCAGAATGGATATTTGATCCGGCTCAGGTATCGCAAGGCCGGAGATCCTACCAAAAAAATACAAGGGTCCACCTGGATATGCGTGGATATGGCTAATGCTTTTGATTGGAAACGAATCCGGCGCAGACTAAAGAAATATGGAATGGAGCCATTCAACAAAGAATTCCAAGAACCGGAAAAGCCTGACATAGAAAACCCTGGGTCAGGGAAACCGTCAGTCAGGGTAACCCTGGGTCAGGGTAATAAAAGACTAAAAAGACTAATTATTAAAAAGACCAATAATAAAGAAGACCAAAAAGAAAAAAATGGTTTTTTTGATCCGAAGGATATTCCAAACTTGGAAGACAGATTTGATGAATTCTGGAAACTCTATCCAAGGAAGATAGATAAAGCAACAGCAAGAAAGAAATGGAAGACTCTATCCAAAAAACCCAAAGGGGAACAACCCAGATTTGAAACAATAAAGAAAGCTATCCAGGATTACCGGGATTCCGGGTTATGGGATGTTGAAAAGTATATACCTTATCCAGCCACTTGGTTGAATAAAGAACGCTGGAATGATGATATTCCAAAAAGACCTCTTAATGGTTCCGCCAAGAAATCCGGCAACACCAGTTTCGGGACCAGGAACATAGAATCCTATGAAGGCAAAGATGTTGTTTATCCCAGTGGGGAAACCTATAACCAAGAAGGAGACCAGGAATGAAAATCAAAGATCAAATCATAATAGGTCTACTACTCGGCTTGTGGATCTTTCACTTCGCTATAATAATTTTAGGAATAATCACTTCTTTCAAGCCCTCAGAAGAAATTCTAAAGAAAACCTGGTTGAATGGGTATAATAAATACATAAGTGATTATTATATCCCCGCCCCTGGATTACCTGAGCAGAAGGATGAAATTCCAGTGAAGAAACCAAACCCCAAACTGAAGGAGAAATTCAAAGGATGACCCAATTCAAAACCTGCCCTGGCTGCGACCAGCAGATCCCGGATAACCGAGAATACTGCCGGGAATGCCTAAAAGAAAAGCAATGGAATGATATCAAGTGGGGAGAAGCGAACCTAATCTTCCCCCCCAGGATTGTTTTGATATTAAAAACTTTGACTTGTAAAATCAAGGTACTTGAAAAGGATGTCAAAGTTAGTTCTGGCCTGTATTTGTATGGGCAAGCCGGAACTGGTAAGACCATTTACGCCTCAGCAGTCCTGATGGAGTTAAAACGCCGGTCATTCCTGTCCTATCATTCTGACTATATCCAAGGTGGCTTTATCAGTGTTGCCAAACTGCTGGAAGATATCCGGGCCTGCTTCAGCAACCAATCAGAAAAGCAACCCCAGGACATAATCAATCTGTATAGCAATACGGACGTATTGATCATGGACGACCTGGGTTGTCAGAAGGTTACGGATTGGGTTTTGAACACATTGCTCCTGATTATCAATAACAGGTATGAGAATCTGAAACCGACTATTTTTACCGCAAACTCAGATTTGAATGATCTGGCCAGACAGTTTGAAGATAATCGGATTCCCAGCCGGATAGTGGAGATGTGTCGGATCAAGCATTTTACCAACAAAGATTATAGGATTGGAGGATGAAACCAGACAAGCATATTGAACGTCGAATCGTCATTGGCCTGATCGTTTCCGATACCTACATCAAAGAAGTCTCCAGGATCTGGGATGCCCGAATCCTTCAATCCCAGATGGCCCAGACCCTTGCAGGGTGGTGCATGGAGTACTTTGAAAAGTATGAAAAAGCTCCCGGCAAGGATATCGAAGGAATCTACCTGCAAAAGCTGAAAGCGGGACTGAACCGGGATGTTGCTGAAGATATCGAAGAGGATATCCTGCCGGACCTCTCCGATGAATATGACCGGACCCACTTCAACGTCCAGTACCTGATGGATCAAACCAAGGCTTATTTCCGGGAACGGAACCTGAGCCTGTTTGCTGATCAGATTACCGGAATGGTTTCCCAGGGTGATTTGACAGAAGCCGAAACCGTAGCTTCTGAATACCGGCCTCTTGCAGAGGGGACTGACAATGACCTTGACCTATCCAGCCCGGAGGCGGATACCCGTATAGCAACGGCGTTTTCATTGGCAGAATCCCCGATTGTCACATACCCAGGGGCATTGGGTAGGTTTCTTAATCACCAGCTTGTACGAGGCGGTTACGTGGCTTTTCTGGGATCTGAAAAACGCGGGAAGACCTGGACCCTGATGGATTTATCCATTCGGGCCTGCCAGCAGGGAGCCAATGTAGCATTCTTCCAGGCCGGTGACATGACTGAAGACCAGCAGCTCAGGCGGATCTGTATTTCCCTTGCAGGGAGATCAGACAAGCCGAAGTACTGCAAATCCATCCGGCTTCCTGTTCTGGACTGCGGACGGAATTTCAATGATGAATGTGATCGGGAAGAGCGGAAAGGCTCCGGTTGCATCAACCCGAAGGTAGAAGCCAATCAAGCGTATTCCATTATCAAAGACATTGCAGGCAAATCCCAGGAAGCCATTGACGAGTTGCTGGATGGCTCTGGAAAGGACTACAAGCCCTGCGGTCTGGATAAGTGTCCTGATTTTGTTGGGTCAATCTGGTTCCAGATGACCAAGCCTGTCAAGCCGCTTACAGCGGAAGAGGCCCAGTCTGTCCGCCGGGAGTTCTTCAAACCAAAGGGCAAAGTGATCAAGCGAAAACGAGGTAAATTCAAACTGAGCACCTACTACAACGGAACCCTGTCCATCAAGGAGATCAGGGCTGTTCTGGACCGCTGGGAACAGCAGGATAACTTTGTCCCAGATGTGGTCCTGATCGATTACATGGATCTGCTAATAGATCCAACCAATGAATTCCGGCATAAACAAAATGAGATCTGGAAAGGCGGCAGGCGAATATCTCAGGAGCGGCATTGTCTGGTGATTACCGTGACCCAGGCTGATGCGGACAGCTATGACCGGGATACCTTGAGCTTGAAGAACTTCAGTGAAGACAAGCGGAAGTACAGCCATGTCACGGCTTTCTATGGATTGAACCAGGACAGAAAAGGAACTGAGAAAAAGCTGGGAGTTATGCGGATAAATGAACTGATGGTCCGGGATGATGAAGGCGGATCTGGTAGGCCGGTTTGTGTGCTGCAAGCACTACAGCAGGGGAAGCCATTTGTAGCCAGTTTCTTTGATCCGACGCCCAGGAAAAAGAAAATCTAAAGAAGTAAGATGGAATGCAGTATAATAAAACATATGGCGGGGAGTGATAATGACTGACGAGTCTTCGCTTGGGAAAAGAGAAAGCGTCTCTCAATGCAGGTTCGAATCCTGCCCCCGCCAACATTAACAAGGAGAACAGATGGGAAAACTAATCAAACTCAACCAAGATGAATCCGATGCTGCTCAGGAATTCGCAGATCTGGTAGCGGGCGGAAAGATCACCCAGGGTATGGCGTGTTATCGAACCCATGAAGGAGAAATACATTATTTGCTTATCAACCCCGCCCATCTTTCCTACATTATCGGCCTTATGGAACGGACCAAGATGTATATTATTGACATGTGTACTGAAGAAGTGGAGGAAGACGAATGAAATATGAATGCGGGGCTTGTGGAAATCCAAATGAACCGGATATGCCTTTATATACAAATGATACAAAACAAGGCGTCGGGCATGAAGTGTATTTATGCTCTATGTGCGCTAAACATGCCGAATTAAATGGGTATAAGAAAAAAGGAGAAAACGAATGAAAACCAGTGTAACGAAAATCGTGAAGTTCGAGATGGGGCATCAGCTGGACCAGTGTTATTCTGAGGCTTGCAAATCACCGCACGGCCATGGGTATCGTCTCGAAGTGACTTTTGAAGGGGATGTCCACCCGGTCACCGGTATGGTAATGGATTTCAAGCAAATCAAGGAAATCCTGCAACCGATTATTGCTCGGTATGACCACAAATTCCTGACACAGGAAACCTATGGCAAGAACCCGACTGCCGAGAACATGGCCTTGGACATCTTCCAGGCGATCCGACAGCAGACCCTGATGATAACCAAAGTCCGGTTGTGGGAGACAGATACCGGATATGCTGAAGTCACTTATTGAGGAGGAACGGATGAAAGTCAATGAAATTTTCCAGTCCATCAGCGGGGAAGTAGGAGACATTCCACAGGGAGCCGTAGCCTGGTTCATTCGTTTTCAGGGATGCAACCTTTGTTGTAGTTGGTGCGACACCAAGCAAGCCCAATCCCTCCAGACGGATACCTTGCTTCATATGACCCCGGAACATATAGCAGAAAAGATCCCGGCCCACAGCAACGTGATTCTGACAGGCGGGGAGCCTCTGCTCCAGAATCCCAGGGATTTGTATCGGCTGGTTTCTCTTCTGGATGACAAGGATTGCATCATTCAGGTGGAGACCAACGGTTCCCAGAAACCATTTCTACCCGTCTGTCATGTCTTCGATTACAAGACGCCCAGCTCCGGGGAACATGATAAAATGATGTCCCTTCATCATTTCCTGGAAAGTTCTGGATTTCCGCAGACCTGGATTAAATTCGTGATCAAAGATCCGGAAGACCTGGAATTCACCTTGTCTATCATGAAAGACTTTGATCTGCTGCGGCCCGGATGGTCAGGACTTCAGATGGCTTTGTCTATTGATTCAGGGGAGGGCGTCCAGTATGCTATGACCCGGTTGAAAGAAACCATGCCCAGCTTGATACATCGGGTTGTTTTCAATTTTCAGCTTCACAAGCATTTCAATCTGAAATAACTGTAATCAAATCAATCTGTTATAAATTAGTGGTCACTAATAAATAAAATATCAAGAAATCCCCTAACAAACCTCAAGGGAAAACAGTATAATATAATGAATGGTAAATAGAGCAGAAGAACATAAACGGAAACAAGTAACAGGAGGACAAAATGCAATGAAACCCACGAGCCAGTCAACCCAGCTGAAGATGAATGGAATCACAATCGAACCCACGCCAAGGTCCATTATGACAAACGCCTTGGAACTGATGGTGGATGATTTCAAGTACCGGTCAAAGGAAAACTTGATCGAGACCTTGATCGGTGTCCGGGATCTGGTGATTGACTGGCTCAAATCCAGAAAACGCAGTACCAAGAAGTACGAGAAAGAGCAGGTCGATCTACGGCGCAGGGGAGAGCATATGACTCGACAGCAGGTTGTTCGCATGGCTTATAATGAGGTCTTGCGGCTGGAGGACCTGGGAACCCTCCGCGGGTTCGGCCTGTCCAACAATTTTAAAGACAACATTGCCGGAAATCCGGAAACAATTTCAATCGTAAATACCAATTAAAACTTTGAAGGAGAAAGAACAATGGAAGCAAAAGACGTTACAAAAACCGAACTGAAAAAAGTCGCCAAGGAATTCAATGAGCAGATGGGCCTGGAACCGCCGATCCTGCTGGACCTGAAAGTGTCCGCCTTGAAAGAAAAATGCATCGAAGCTGCCGGCCAGATTGATCTGGAACAGGATGAATACTCTGATGAGGTCTGGGAAGTCTTGGGCGCCCTGGGATGTGACCCGCGTGTAGAAACATCGGATGAGGGTGTCGAAGAAGACCCGGATGAAACGGTTGTTGAAGGCGAAGAAGCCGATGCTTTGGTCGAAGAGGCCATGGAAGATACCCTGGTGGAAGATTTCAAAGCAGCCAAGAGGCTGGTGGAGCTGAAGGAAGTGGCCGAAGCCTGGGAATGTTTTGAAAAGCTGGATCTGGATTCCTATGCTGGACTTCAGGGTCCCAAGAAACTCCGGGCGGATATGCTGGGATGTTTGCCGGATGAACTGCGGGAGCAGATTGAGCCGAAGCCGGCAGCCAAAACGGACAAACCTGCAAAGCCGAAAAAGGAAAAGAAAGCGCCGGCTCTGAAAGCGAACAAAGAAGACGTTGCGGCTGTTGAGAAAGCCTGGACGGCTGATTTCGGAAAACCGGAAGATAAGGGAATCAAAGTTGCCCGGGAAATCGAAGCCAAGACCGGGGTTCATATTGATATCGTCTACAGAACCATCATGGCTTTGGCAAAGAAGGCTGCTTAATCATGGGTCAACAGCACCCTGATATAGAGTGCCGGGTCTGTGCATCGAAACACGTGAGCGAAGTAGTTCAATCGCAAGGGGTGTTTCGATGCCAGACTTGTTCCAGCCTATCTAGAATTCCATTCAATATAGGTCCTGCATTCTATTCAGATACAAATTACTGGTGGCTTGAGGATGAATGGCTTCGGCTTTATCAGAAGTCATTCTTTGTTTGGTTTGAAGAGGATATCCCAACGGACCGTGCTTCTTTGGAAATCGGTGCTGCGAATGGTGATTTTCTGAGACTGGTTCAAAAGACAACAAAAGGCCCGGTGGTTTATAATGATTTATTCTACCTGGCCCGTCCTGAGTATGATTTCCCGGAAAGGATGATCGGAATTGCTGAACGCTGTGATCTGTGGTTTAAGCTACAGAAGCACCCTGTCAATGTGTTCATGATTGACGTGATCGAGCATCTGGAGCGTCCGTTCGGCGTCTTTACCCACCTGCCAGAGGGTAGTAGGGTGTTTTGCGTCACAGCTGATGGAGATGCGTTACACGCAGATGATGAAATGTTTCTCCATCTTGAGCATTCCTGCATAATGACCCAGCAAGGGATTCAACTGGCAACAAGAAAATATGGGTTCACTATTTTCAAATATTACAGACATCCACAAGGCTTATCAATTTTCATCTTGGAGAAAATCTGATGATATTATTGCTTAGTGGTGGGATTGATAGCGTCTGTGCTTATCATTACTTGAACAAACCACAGACGCTATACTTCCATCTGAAAACAAGGTATAGTGATAAGGAAGCTCGGTATCTTGAACAGAATTATCCGGGAACCATTATTGATCATTCACTGGATCTGAGCACCAGGGAAGTTGGTGAAAAGGCGTATGTCCCTTTCAGGAATTTATTGTTGGCCGCCCAGGCTGTCCATTACTCGGATTCGATTGTAATTGCTGGGTTGAAGGATGATCAGGTATCAGATAAGAATGAATACATCTTTGCTGAGATGTCAGGTCTGTTAAGCAAACTTGAGGGCCGGGAAATTAAGATCTGGAGCCCATTCTGGGAACATAGCAAATCCCAGGTGGTTGCGTGGTATCTGGAAAACGTGTCATCCAACCCGCAAGAGCTGGTGGACGCTGTTTCCTGTTATTCACCAGGAAGTGAGACTTATTGTGGATCTTGCCCATGTTGTTTCCGCAAGTGGGTTGCATTACGGTCAAATGGGGTGGATCTCCCATTTTACAATGATGCGCTCCTTGATGAGTATTATTCCAGGGCCAGAAAAGGATTGTACATTGAAGAACGCAATCTGGCAATTGAAAGGGAAATCGATGCGTATCGCAGTTGATATTGATGGAATCTTAACAAAAGAGACAGAAGGCTGGGATTACGCAAACCGGACCCCGCGTCTGGTTAACGTCAATCAAGTGAATGTTTTATTTGAGCAAGGACATACAATTATCCTGTACACAGCCAGATTTGAAGTTGATCGGCAAGTGACCGTGTCATGGCTCCATCAACATGGGATTAAATACCATGACTTGATTATGGACAAATTACAATATGACCTTTTTATCGATGACAGAGCCCTGCCAGATTTCTATGGACCAACGTCCACTGAAATTTCCAATTACAAAGAGGAGCAAGCAATGAAAAAATTAGTTCTGGGCTGGAGGGATATAAATACCGCCTTGGATAAATTAGCCTTAAAAAATGAGCGTGTTTACGGAGTGCCCAAAGGTGGGATGATTGTGGTAGGGTTGGCAAAGCAGAAATTCCCGGGTATACAGATCATAACAGATCCCTGGGAAACCAAACCGGATCTCATCTTGGACGACCTGATTGATTCAGGAGCAACCCGGAAAAAGTACAAAACTGATTTTCCCGATGTGTCCTTTGAGTCCCTGTTCGACAAACGTGATATGGACGGGAATCCCTGGATTGTATTGCCCTGGGAGGCTGACCACCCGGCTGGAGCGGATTCAATTCAACAGAATATTGTACGTCAACTGGAATACATCGGGGAAGACCCCAACCGGGAAGGTCTGCTGGACACTCCGAAACGGATTGTCAAATCATGGGATGAGTTGTTTGCGGGATATAACCAAGATCCCAAGGAATTGCTCCGGCGTTTTGATGCGGAGACATATGACCAGATCGTCTTGTTAAAGGACATCGAGCTCTATAGTATGTGTGAGCATCATATGCTGCCGTTTACCGGGATTGCTCATGTGGCCTATATCCCGGACAAGCGGGTTATCGGGATCTCCAAGCTGGCCCGGTTGGTTGATATCTATGCCAGACGCCTGCAGATCCAAGAACGGATCGGAGAACAGGTTACCAGCTTTCTGATGAACGAATTGAACGCTCTGGGAGCTGCTTGTATTATCGAGGCCTCTCATATGTGCATGAGAATGCGTGGTTGTTCTAAACAAAGAAGCACAATGGTCACCAGCAGCCTGAAAGGGATGTTCTTTAAAAAGCCGGAAGCCCGGCAGGAACTCATGCAGTTGATAAAAGGTTGATATGAAAGTTTATTTGGCCGGGACCCCGGGTATAAAATCAAGAGAGAGAGTGGCAAACCAGGATCAAACATAGGCTGCTTTCTTTTTGGGATATCAATCAAGATGCTTTTAATGTTTCCTACGCCTTTAAATTAATAAAAGAGAGTAAGAATGAAAATATACCTGGCAGGGAATACCCCAGATCGCGTCCGAGAAGAAAAAAGGTTTGAAAAGATCGGGCTTCTTCCAAGCAGATTAATGGCATATATATATATCATTAATGATACCGGGGTCAGATCTATATTTAATTTTCTGACAAAAAGAGGCCCAGATGCGTATAATAATGGCAGGAGTTCCTGGCGGCGGAAGTCCAGGGGAATGTAAGAGAGAGAGAACTGGACCAGTTATGGAATAAAAGGCTTCATTCCTACTTCCATTTAATAATAACAAAGGACAAAATAATGAAGAAAAACAAAGTAGATCTTTTTCTGGATTCCGGGGCTTTTTCAGCCTGGACCCAGGGCGTTGAAATCAACATACAAGAATACATTTCCTTTATCAAGGAACACCAGGATGTAATTAAGGTGTATGCAAACCTGGATGTGATTGGTGACGGAAAAGCCACTTGGCGAAATCAGAGAATTATGGAGAAGGCTGGACTATCGCCTCTCCCCGTATTTCATCTTGATGAGTGGCAGGACAGCCGGGACTATTATCTGAAGAAATGCATGGAATACCCGTACTTTGCAATCGGTGGTATTGCCCGGGGCGGTCAGCGTGGAACACGGGAGAGTCTCTTACATGAATGTTTCAATATCATATGTGACACTCCAGATAGAAAACCGAGACACAAGGTCCACGGGTTCGGATTAACAAGCCTCAAACTGATGTTGCATTATCCCTGGTATAGTGTGGACTCTACATCCTGGGTTGTTACTGGTCGCATGGGAAGCATTTACGTGCCCAAGTTTTGGGGTGGGAGGTATGTTTATGACGAAGACAGTTGGAAAATCACAGTCTCTGCACGAAGCCCAAGCATAGGTGATCCTGATCATATAAACAATATGAGAGGGGTTAGATTAAAGACTATCATGGACTACATCCATTCCAAAGGATATAAGCTGGGCAAATCGTCTTTCAAGACCGAATCCCAGGATTACAAATTGGAAGAGAATGAGAAGTGGGTTGAAAAGAAACCCCAAGACAAAACCAAGAAACGCCGAGTGGAAGTGATTGAGGAGGATGGGATCTGTAATAGATATCAGTTGCGGGATGAAATGAACATCATTTATTTCCTGGATCTGGAGAAGTCTATTCCGGAATGGCCTCAACCTTTCGAAGCTCCAGTATCCATCAAGGGAAAATCCAGCCTGGGGTTATTAGGATGAAAATATACCTCGCCACCTGGCTCCGGGATTACAATAATGGTCCTTGTCTGCTTCGGGCAGGGAATCGAAATCGGCTGCTGTCCTATCATTTATTTCAGGAGGAGTCAAGGGACTCTGATTACCCTGAAGATGCTTTGAAAACATATGTCAGGACTGGGGAGTTTGAATCAAGGAAAAGCCGGCGATGAAGATTTACTTGGCCAGCACATTAACGGAATCCCACCAGGGCCGGGTCTTGACCAAAAAAAACGCTTTCCGACGTCTGTTGAGTTACTGGTTTACAAAGGAAAAAAAGCAAGAATTGGTTGATTATACCAAGACCGGGAAAAAGTTAAAATGAAGATCTACTTAGCTGCTACAGCCCCTGGAAATGAAACCTGTAGAGAGAGAGGAATGCTGGATATTCCGACCAGACTGCTTTCTTACTACTTGATAATGAACCAGATAATGACAAATGACAAAGTCTTTGAAACAATAACAAAGGAGAACAGGAATGAAAATCAACAAAACCGATCTGCAGAAAGCCCTGGAAAAAGTCAAACCCGGTTTATCAAATCGTGAGATCATTGAACAATCAACCCACTTCGCCTTCATGGGCGACCGGGTAGTGACGTACAATGATGAGATCAGTATCAGCTGCCAGGTCCCGAACCTTGATCTGACCGGCGCGGTCTTTGCCCAGGAACTGTATACTTTCTTGAATCGGATTAAGGTAGAGGAAATCGAAGCCGAGATTACTGAAAATGAAATACGGTTAAGAACCGGGAAGTCAACAGCCGGCCTGGTTCTGCATCCGGAGATTCGTCTTCCTTTGCAGGAAATGGGAGATATCGAGGAATGGCATCTTTTGCCGGAAGGGTTCATGGAAACCCTGGCATTCTGTCGGTTTAGCTGTTCCAAAGATATGTCCCGGCCCATTCTAACCTGCGTGCATGTCGGGGATGATTATATGGAATCCAGTGACAACATCCGGTTTACTTACCGAGGGCTGCCCAATGGTGAAATCCCTGTTCCGGAATTCCTGATCCCGGGAACCACTGTCCAGGATCTGAACCGCTATGCCGTGACTGAGATTGCAACCAGCAAAGGATGGGTCCATTTCCGCACCGCGGATAAGACGGTTACCTTCTCCTGCCGGATCTTTGAAGACAAGTATCCAGATACGTCTGGAATCTTGGAAATGACGGAAGAACCGGCTGAGATTATTCTGCCCAAAGACCTACCTGAAGTGCTGGACCGGGCATCTGTGTTTGCCAAGGCCCAGTTTGATTCCGATACCATGGTAACCATCACCCTGAAGGACAAGAAAATCCTGGTGGAAGCCAAAAATGCTGCCGGATGGTTTGAGGAAGAACTGCCAATTCGGTATAAGGACGATCCCATCAAGTTCGTCATCAACCCGGCTTTCCTGGCCGAGATGCTGGACAAAACCAAGTCCTGCCTAATCAGCGGCAACAAGATCAAATTCGGTCAGGAGGACGTCGAGGGCTGGACGCATATAATTGGTTTGGTTGAGGCGGAATAAATGAAACCGTATTCTGATTTTGTGAAAACCAAGAAGTTACTGTTTACTCCAGTTGGCTTTCAATATGAAGGGAAAATCAATCCAGCCTTATTTCCTTTTCAACGGGATATACTTTTGTGGGCATTAAAGAAGGGTCGGGCTTGCCTTTTTGAGGATTGTGGACTCGGTAAAACCATCCAGCAACTGGAATGGGCCAGGATCGTTTCCGAGCATAATGATGGTCCTGTTCTGTTGGTTACCCCACTTGGGGTAGCTTTACAAACTAATATGATCGAGGCCCCTAAATTCGGCATTGAAACCAATATCTGTAATTCAGGGTCGGATCTAAAATCCGGGATCAATATCACCAATTATGAAAAACTTCATAAATTTGAAGGCATAATAAATGATCTATCCGGGGTTGTTCTGGATGAGTCCAGTATCCTCAAGAATATGGCGGGCAAAACCCGGAATCAGATAATCAATATGTTCGACCGAATCCCCTACCGGCTTGCGTGTTCCGCTACCCCGGCTCCGAATGATTTCATGGAGCTTGGGAACCATTCAGAATTCCTGGGGATCATGTCCTATTCTGAAATGTTATCCATGTTTTTCATAAATGATTCCGGGGATACCGGTCAATGGCGTTTGAAAAAACATGCCAGTGAAGCTGAGTTCTGGAAGTGGCTTGCCAGCTGGGCGGTAATGCTAACAAACCCAACGGATATCGGGTATAATGGATCAGAGGATTTTGTTTTACCGGATCTGATTTACCACGAGCACAAGATCCCTGCCAAGAGCTTTTCTGGGGGTCTTATGGCTATGGAAGCCCGGACCATGCAGGAACGGCGGCAAGTCAGAAAAGAAACCATTCAGGAGCGGTGTAAAAAAGCAGCAGATATCATCAATGCTACAGATGACCAATGGGTAATTTGGTGTGGACTGAATCCTGAAGGAGATCTGCTGGCAAAAATGATCCATGGAGGCAAACAGATTAGCGGATCAACGGATACTGATACAAGGGAAAAACTATTGCTGGGATTTGCGGATGGATCAGTCAAAAGACTGGTGACCAAAGCATCGATATCTGGATTCGGAATGAACTGGCAGCACTGCCATAAAATGGCATTTGTAGGCCTTTCAGATTCCTGGGAGCAGTTATACCAGGCTACCCGTAGAGTATGGCGATTTGGACAAAAAAACGCAGTGGATGCCCACATTATTATTGAAGAACGAGAAGGAGCGGTCCTGAAAAATATCAAGCGTAAGGATCACCAGGCAAAACACATGGCCAAAAATATGATCAAACATATGAAGGATCTGGTCAAATCAGAGATCCGGAATGCTATGGAAAAACCAAAACCAGAATTACCAAAAATCAAAATGGAGATTCCAGCGTGGATACCGACAAAATAACACAGCAAATAGATACTTACCAGCATAGGATTGCCCTGTTGAGAAACAAGCTGGTAAAATCATTGAAATCAGAAAGTCCTGGGGAAGTGTATTCTCAGAATATAACGGATGATTGGGCGGTGTATCATGGGGACTGTATTCCAGTGGTATCCAGTCTTCCAACTGATAGTGTCCATTATTCTATATTCTCCCCGCCATTTCTGTCCTTGTATGTTTACAGTGATGATCCGATGGATATGGGAAATTCAAAAACGGATGATGAATTTTACGATCATTTTTCCTACCTGATTCCCCAACTGTTACGGGTTCTGATGCCTGGCAGACTTGTGAGCGTTCATTGTTCCATTATCCCGACGACTATGCAGCATGAAGGGGTTATGGGTCTGAAGGATTTTCCGGGTCAGATTGTCCGTATGTTTACCCAGGCCGGATTCATTTACCACTCAAAAGTCATGATTTGGAAAGATCCTTTACTCCAGGCGGTAAGAACTAAAATGCTCAATCTGGCTCACAAGCAGATCAGCAAAGATTCGTCCCGGTGCGGGCAGGGTTTCGCTGATGAAATATTGACATTTCGGAAACCAGGGGATAATCCAGAGCCGGTGGCAAAGGGCCGGGGATTTGAACAGTATATTGGGGAGCAGCAGGAACCACAAAGGCAAAAGGTAGATGACCCGGCAAAAAATAAATACAGTCATTTTGTTTGGCAGCGGTATGCTTCCCCGGTATGGATGGATATAAAACAAACGGATACTCTTAATGTAGCCGCTGGGAGGGAAGACAAAGACGAACGGCACATCTGTCCATTACAACTCCAGGCCATAGCCCGATGCCTTGAGTTGTGGACAAATGAAGGGGATACTGTGCTATCCCCATTTGCCGGAATTGGATCAGAGGGGTTTGAATCTATCAAGATGAACCGGAAATTTATTGGCGTGGAATTGAAGCAAAGCTATTATCAGACCATGCTGAATAACCTGAAACGTGCAAAAAGAACAGGAAGGGGGTTGATATATGGATAACATGAAAATTGCATTCATTTGTGGCCCGTACCGGGCTGAAACCATTCATAGAATTGTGGAAAATATCCGGATTGCGGAGAAATATGCAAAGAAATATTGGGAACTGGGATATTGCGTGATTTGTCCCCATAAGAATACTGCCCTGCTGGACGGCTTATTGCCTGATCATATTTGGTTGAAGGGGGCACAGAAATTGCTGTCAGTATCTGATGTTGTGGTTATGCTGCCGGGATGGTTATTGTCTCATGGAAGCATAGATGAAAAACTTCTTGCTGAGAAACTCGGAAAAAAGATCATATTTGAGGACGAATGATATGGGTTTCTTTGATCTTGAGCAGACCAAAAGTAAATCCCGTCCGGATGGAAAAGTCTACTCCTGTGCATCCTGCGGGCTGTACCAGAACTGCCTGAGCCCAAAGATGAAGGCGTTCGGAAATGGCAAGAAACGAATCCTGAATATCGGAGAAGCCCCAGGTGAAACAGAGGATCGGAAGGGAAGGCAATGGCAAGGCAAGGTTGGACGCAGTCTCCAGCGGATGTATCGTCGATTTGGAATTAATCTGTTCGAAGACTGCGTCAATATCAATGCCGTGAACTGCCGTCCAGCTAAAAACAGGACCCCGACTGATTATGAAATCGCTTGCTGCCGGCAGTCAGTCCGGACTGTGATTGAAGAATACCAGCCTCATGTAATTGTCCTGTTTGGAAATGCTGCCATTTCATCGGTGATTGGGGATCGATGGAAAAAGGATCTGGGAGGGATCACTAAGTGGCGGGGATGGCAAATACCGGACAGAGATCTGAGGGCATGGGTCTGTCCGGTATTCCATCCCAGCTTTGTAGAGCGGTCCCAGGGCCAGCAGGAAGTGGAGACCATCTGGGAAAAGGATATTGGCGAAGCCTTGCTTTGTCTGGATAAGAAGTTCCCGGATTTCCAGGATGACAGGCAAAATATTGAGTTCGTAGCGCCGGGAGCGGTCAAGCCTCTACTGGATTCCTTTCCCGATATATACGCGGGAGAAATCGCGTACATCGACTACGAAACCACAGGGATCAAACCTCATGCCAGAGGACACCGGATTGTTTGTACCGCCATTGCTCCAGATCCACATCAAGCGTTTGTGTTCATGGGACCCAAAACCAAGATCCAAAAGCAAGCCTTGGCTGGATTTCTGTCTTCCCCTATGATTGGGAAGGCTGCGGCGAATATGAAGTTTGAGCATGTCTGGTCCATGATCAAGCTGGGAGTAGAAACCAATCCTTGGATCTGGGATACGATGCAGGCGGCTCATGTGCTGGATAACCGGCCAGGGATAACCAATCTGAAATTCCAGGCATACGTTCATTTGGGAGTAGTGGATTACGACAGTCATATCAGTCCATTCTTGTCTGGCCGGGCAGCGGGGGAAGATCCCAAGAGCAGCAATGCGATTAACCGGATATTTGAGTTGGTTGAGCGGGATGGCGGAAAAGAACTGATGACCTACTGCGCCTTGGACGCCTTGTATGAACATCAGCTTGGATTGATCCAGATGGACCGGCTGGGATATCATCCTGGTTAGTACCCTCCCTTCTGATTTTTCTAATGAACTCCCAGCATTTGAGGTATAATATAATATGAATATTCAACCTACCCAACTCGACGCGTACAAACTAATCCATGAGGGCTCTTTGGCCCTTGCCAGGGCTGAGCAAGCCGGGATGCGGATCGACGTGGAATACTGCGAAAGGAAAAAAGCCCGCCTGACCAGGAAGATTGCCAGGATCGAGGACAACCTGAGCAAGACGGATCTGGTCAAGCAGTGGAAAAAGATCAACCGCCAGAACTTCAACATGGATTCCAATGATCAGTTGGGCAAAATCCTGTACGATGTGATGGGAATCAAGCCCCCAAAGGAAACCAAATCTGGCAAAGGTTCTACAGATGAAGATACCCTGTCCCAGATAGATCTACCGGAGCTGAAAGACATCCTGCGGATCAGGAAACTGAGAAAGGTCCGGGATACTTACCTGGATGCCTTTGTCCGGGAGCAGGTCAACGGCTGGTTGCATCCGTTCTTCAATCTGCATACTGTCAGAACATTCCGATCCAGCAGTTCAGACCCTAACTTCCAGAACATTCCCAAACGGGACAAGGAAGCCATGAACATCTGCCGACGGGCTATCTTTCCCAGAGAAGGTCATCAGTTAATTGAGGTCGATTTTTCGGGTTTGGAAGTTTCGATAGCTGCCTGTTACCATAAAGACCCAACCATGATGAAATACTTGAAAGATCCGGATTCTGATATGCATGGTGATATGGCTGCACAGATATTCTGTATTGATGATTTCGACAAGAAGAAGCATCCGGAACATAAGTACCTGAGAGGAGCGACCAAGAATAGCTTTGTATTTCCGCAGTTCTATGGGGACTATTACGCCAACAATGCGCAGGGATTCTGTAATAGCTGGCTTCATTTACCGCTGGGAAGATGGAAGCCTGGAACCGGACCTGATATGCCAGGAGACCTCAAGCTATCTGATCATATGATTTCAAAAGGGATCAAGTCTTATCAGGATTTTGAAGATCATATGAAAAAGATCGAGAAGGATTTCTGGGGCAGGCGGTTCCGGGTCTATCAGAAATGGAAAGATACATGGGTGCAAGCTTATCAGAAAAAAGGCTTTATTGATATGTATACCGGATTTCGATGTTCTGGTATTATGAAGAAGAATGAAGTCATTAACTACCCGGTGCAGGGGGCTGCTTTCCATTGCTTGCTCTGGTCCTTTATCCAGCTCGACAAGATTCTGGTTGGGAATTACAAATCCCGGTTGATCGGTCAGATTCACGATGCCGTGATATTGGATGTTCATCCGGATGAGCTGGAGGAGGTTGGATATATTATCAAGAAAGTAACTTGTAGAGACCTGCCGAAAGCCTGGGAGTGGATTTGTACACCATTGGACGTGGAAGCGGATCTTTGTCCGGTTGACGGATCATGGAATATGAAAGAAGCATATAAATTACCGGAGGTTGTAAAATGAGTGTAATTGGAATAGATATTCCTTGGAGTGACATGGAAGAACTGCTTGATAAAACAGGTCCAAAAGAAGGCAGGGCTGAATACCAATCCGATTTAATTTGCAGTTATACCGTCGATAAGGATCACCAGCTTGCTGATGCCGGTTACGTCTTTTTAGGGATATTAAAGCGAGATCATATCATTAACCAAGAAATACACGTTTGGGGGAAGAGATGACACTGTACTTGAAATACCGCCCGAAGTCTCTTTCAGAGATACAGGGCAATGAAGATCTGATTGAAGGATTGACGGCCGCTTTAGCAAAGAAAGATCACCCGAAATCCTACTTACTTCACGGACCTACTGGATGTGGGAAAACAACCATCGGCCGGATCATTGCAAATGAAGTTTGTTGCAAGGGCGCCGATTACCGGGAAATAGATTCAGCTGATTTCCGGGGCATTGATTCCATCCGGGAGATTCGTAAACAAAGCCAGTTCATGCCGCTGGAAGGACCGTGCAAGGTATGGTTGATCGATGAGTGTCATCAACTGAGCCGGGATGCACAAAACGCCTTGCTGAAAGCCTTGGAAGATACGCCCAGGCATGTGTATTATATCCTCTGCACCACTGACCCTCAGAAGCTGTTGCCAACCATCCGAGGCCGGTGCAGTCAGTTCAAGGTTGAACAGCTGAAGCCAGGGGAGATGCGTAAACTACTGATGCGGGTTGTCAAAGCGGAAAACGAAAAACTGCTCAAGCCGGTATATGAAGCCATTATAGAATCCGCCCAGGGACATCCTCGGAACGCCCTTCAAATCCTGGATCAGGTATTATCCACAGAACCGGACGCCCGGATGCGGGTTGCTGAAAAAGCCCAGGAAGATTCTGTCCAGGCGATTGAGCTGTGCAGGGCGATCATTGGAGGGGATGGTTGGAAGAAGGTCTCTAATATCCTGTCTGAGTTGAAAGACCAGGATGCAGAGGGAATCAGACGGCTGGTGTTGGGATATTGCTCGGCGGTTCTACTGAAAGGGGAGAATGCTCAAGCTGGATTGATCATGGAGGAGTTCCGGGAACCTATGTATGATATCGGATTCCCAGGGGTTGTGCTGGCTTGTTATTCTGTAGTCTGTGGTGAAGAGGGATTGAATGTTCCATTTTAAAATCTAATAAACCAGGCCCTGAATCGGCATAATATAATAAAGGAGGGAATAAAAATGGACTACGAAAAAGACACAAGTATTGACGAACAAGGATTAGATGTGGAATGGCTCAAGCAACCATCCCTGATGTCCAAATATGGAAAACACGCAGCACAAGCCAAACTGGACATGGACCATGCCAAGGAAGACCTGGATGTGGTCAAAGCCCAGCTGGACAGGGATATCAGAGCATTCCCGGATAACTATGGGTTGGGGAAACTGACAGAGACCATTGTCTCCAACACCATTATTATCCAGCCGGAATACAAGGATGCCATAGATCAATTCCTGAATGCCAAGTACGAATATGACATGGCAATGGCCGCGGTCCGAGCAATCGATCAGAAAAAGACAGCCCTGGAAAACCTTGTCCGCCTTCATGGTCAGCAGTATTTTGCCGGACCATCCGTTCCCAGGGACTTGACCAAGGAATGGGAGAAGACCGAATCCCAGAAACAAACAAACAAGAAGGTATCCATAAGAAGGAAAAAGTAATGGATTGGACAGCGACATTTCATACCGTGATCGCCGTGGGTTGCGGGCTTGTGCTGATTCCATTCCTGGGATACCTGCTTGGAAAATGTATTATGTTTGGAATATTAACTGCAAAACAACAATTCAAGGAGTACGAAAATGGCAAGAACAAAGAGGAAAAGTAAATTTCGTGGTAAGGTGGCAAAGAATACCCAGACACAGAAAACCCGCGGTTCAAGCTATGGGCATCTGAATCTGCCCAAGGGCATCAACGTTTTCAAGGAAGAACCGGGAGGCCGGGCAACCCTGGATTTCCTGCCGTATGTGGTGACGGATGAACGGCATATGGACAGGGACGTGGAAGCCGGGATTGCCATTCCGGGTAATGAAGAAACCGATCTGTGGTACAAGAAACCGTATCGGTTGCATCGGAATATCGGATCTGAAAACAAGTCCGTAGTCTGTCCGACCACCTGGGGCAAGCCCTGTCCTATCTGTGAATACAAAGCCTCCAGACTGAAAGACGGTGCCGAGTATGATGAGGTTCGGGAACTGAAAACCAGCCTGCGGAACCTGTATCTGGTCGTTCCCTTGGGAATGAAGGATTACAAGGAAGAAGTCCATATCTGGGATATCAGCCAGTTTCTGTTCCAGGAAATGCTCAATGAAGAGCTGGATGAAAATGAGGATTACTGCGCATTCCCTGATATCGAGGAGGGGTTGACGGTCCGAATCCGGTTTAGTAAGGAAACATTCGGCAAAAATGAGTTCGCCAAAACTAACCGGATTGACTTTGAAGAACGCCAGGATCAGTACGACGATTCCATCCTGGATGATCTGCCCTGTCTGGACGACTGTCTGACCTGTCCGACCTATGAAGAAGTGGAAGCCCTCTTCCATGAGTTGGGTGAAGTCCCTGCGGGGGATGATCCAGAGCCGAAATCCGATCCAGAGCCAGAACCTGATAAACCTAAAGCCGGAGCATTGAAGCGAAAACGGAAAACGGCCGTCAAAGAAGACCCCGAGCCTGCTCAGGAACCGGAACCCGATCCGGAACTCGATGAAAATGCCTGTATCGCCTGCGGCGGTGAGGGTGTCAATTCCAAAGGTGGAGTTTGCAAACCCTGCGGAGGTTCTGGAATGAAGAAACCGGCGGTTGAAGAAAATGAAGAACAGAAAGAAAAACCAACTTCAACCAGACGCCGGGCTGTCAGAAAAACGGAACCTGAAGCTCAAAAAGAAGAAAAA